ACCCATCAGCGAACTAGATCCCAAGCGAAATGATCGCGCCTATCGTATTATCTACAGTGTTGCTGCTAGAGAAGTAAAAAATGTAACCAGCAAATATTTTCCAATCAGCAAGTTTACTGGTGTGCACAAAAGTTATCCCTACTGGTTCACAGGTGAAAACACGGCTGTGCTTGAATATCAAGAAACTCTCAACGCATTGTATCAAGTGACTCTAAGTGGCAGTGACAAAGAAGCCAGCAATGCCAGCAAGGTAGCTGCTGCACAAACTGCCAGCCTGGCCAATATTATTACCTACAACTATGCTCCGCGCAGCACTGAATCCAGTGCAGGCAGCGACGGCAAAGTCAATGAGATTGGCGCCAACGCAGCAGAAGTGCTGTATTCTCCTGCCGATTTGGCAACAACCAAAATAAAAATTGTGGGCGATCCTGCCTGGATCATGCAAGGCAGTAATTTTAGAACAGTCACTGACGAAATGTTTGGTGGCGAAGCACTTAAAACAGGATTCATGCCTGATGGCAGTATTGCATTTGACAACCAAGATGTGTTGTTTGAGATCAATTGGCAGCGTCCCGAAGATTATGACATCAGCACCGGCCTGGCCGATCCCTACAGCGAAACACAGAAAAAATACAACAATCGCACAGCACTGCAGAGTCGAGTGTATCTGTGCACAAAAGTACTAAGTGAATTCAAGAGTGGAAGATTTGAACAAACTCTTGAAGGTACATTGTATAATTTTACAATTCCCAACAAAACCAATGCAGCCAATCCAGCTGCAGCGGCCAGTAGCACTGCACCAGGCGCAAATGATCCCAATCAGAGTCCTGCAGAAACACAGCGTCAAGCTCAGGTAATACAACCCGGTACCACCAGACCGTCTGCATCAAGCAGCCCTTCATCAAACCAAAGTGCCGCAGAAACACAGCGACTTGCCAACGCAGGATCAGCCCCAACTCTGGGTGCAGCACAAAATTCTGCCGCCGTTCGGCAGCCAAGCGTAAGTACAGGCGGAGCAGGTGCAGCAACTGCACCAAATTTAGCCAACACTGGAGTGTCAGGATCAGGAACCAACCAACAAACTCCTGCAGGCGCTGCACCTCCTGCAACTGACTCATCGGGCACGGTGATAGGTCCACCCACTGCTGTTGGATCAACTCCTCCTAAGATTGCTGATAATACCGGTCCCACCAGCCCTACTAATCCTGCCAATCAACAAATTGCCAAAGAAAGTTAAGGAACAACAATGACAGAAAACGTACAGCGCAGTAGAGGACGTCCAAAGAATTTCAAACAGGATCGTGGCGGCGTTCCTGCTGAATTTGGCCCATTCACAGGCTTGGTCATGAGCACAGTGGATCCCACTCGTGCAGGACGACTACGAGTGTTCATTGAAGCATTTGCTGATGGTGGTCCTGAGGCAATGCAAGACGAATCCAAATGGACCACAGTGAGCTACATGCCCTCTTTCTTTGGATCTACTCCAATCAATACTGCAACCGGTATCAACAACGAAATTGGCAAATATCCGGGCAACGCCAACAGTTACGGCATGTGGTTTACGCCACCTGATATCGGGGTCACAGTGGTGTGTGTTTTTCTCAACGGCGACCGCAGCCAAGGCTACTACATTGGGGTCATTCCCGAAGATGGCCTGGGCAGTCAAGTTCCTGCTGGTGCAGCGTCTAGCACTAGATTTGAATCAGACAATAAAAATCAACAGGCATATTTTGACAAAGCCACTAGACTACCTGTGACCGAAATCAACATCAACAATGAAGCCATCTACAATGATCCAAGATTTTACGATCAGATCAAGCCAGTACACAGTTATGTCGCACAAGGACTGTTCCAGCAGGGCCTGATTGACGACATCGAACGCGGAACTATTACATCCAGTAGTCAGCGAGAGACTCCCAGTTCTTGTTTTGGAATATCAACACCGGGCTTGCCAATTTTTCAGGGGGGAATGAAGCCCAATGACATACGCAAAAAACTCAACGACGGATCAATCAAACCCGAAGAAGCCCGGGTAATTGGGCGTGTGGGCGGCCACAGCTTGGTCATGGACGATGGCAACCTGGAAGGCGACAACGCCATGATCCGACTTAGGACTACCAAAGGCCATCAAATCACCATGAGTGATACTGGCAACTTCTTTTACATCATTCATGCCAACGGACAAACATGGCTGGAATTTGGTGTGGAAGGCACAGTGGATGTGTTCAGTACCAACAGTATCAACCTGCGAACCAACGGTGACATCAACTTGCATGCTGATCGTGACATCAACATGTATGCGGGCCGCAATCTCAAAATGAAAAGCAAAGAAGCCATGGAGATTGAAAGCGTCACTACTTTGGTCATGCAGTCGCAAACAGATCTGACCTTGTACAGCAAAACAACTGTGGCGGTCAAATCAGACGGTACTCTTGCCTTGGACAGCAAAGGTGGATCATGGGCAGGTGGCCAAAGCCTAAAACTCAAGAGCGATGTGATTGATCTTAATGGTCCTGCAGCACCCACAATAACTGCGCCCAACCCCATTGTCAAAACCAAGGTCGACGACACAAGATTCAGTACCTCCAAAGGATGGCAGGTGGATTTTGCCAACCTAGAAAGCGTCTGCAGTCGAGTAACCAGTCACGAACCCTATCCCTATCACAATCTGGGAGTGGATGTGGAAACAGAATTTGAGGCAGGCCCTCCAACGCCTCCTCCAGGTGCCGAACCTGTGCCACCTGGCGTGGAAATTATAGCAAAATAACATGGCAACATTTAACTTTACTTTGCCCAACGGCAAACCGTTTGAAGTCAAAGCACCACCCGGCTTTAGCCTTGAGCAGGCCAAGGCGGTGTTTGACAAACAGGCCGAAACAGGCAGCCTGGTTGGACTAAAGCCCGGCATGGTCCTCAGCGCGGCCACACAGGCAGCACAGGGCCTGGCCAGTGCACAAGCTTTGCTGACTCAGGCACAATCCGGAGTTGGCGACGCACTGCAAAGTGCGCTGGGTGCAGCAGGCGGTGCACTCGGCGGTAGTCTAGCTGATGTGGCCAGCGGACTAACAGGTGCAGTGGGTGCTGCTGTATCTGCATCAGGTGTGGCCTCTGTTGTGACCGGTGGCGCTGCCACTGCCATCAACACAATAAATGGAATTCTTGCCAATGCGCCAGTGGTCAACGAGATAAACTTTGCTGATTTTGCCACGCAAATATCTGGGGTAGCACAGATTGGTCCCTTGACTGTGCCTGATGTCACAGCAGTGCTTGCACAGGTTCGAAAGCTGGTGGACCAGACTGGAACCATTGTGACTGATGCCAAAGGCCTGGGCGAATTTGGCCTGACTCCGGCACAACTAGAAGCTGCCGGTATCCTGAAGCCTGGCATGGCCAAATTTGTAGCAGACGGGGCTTCGTCCATAACAGACCTGCTCCAAAGCCCAGCTGCATTTACCGGCAAAGATGCAATCACAGGAGTGCAAGATATTTTGAACAATCTTGTGAAACAAGGACTGATACAACAAGATCTAATGAAAAAAGGTCTTGATGCCCTCAAGGCATTTGGAATTCCTGCAGATCTGTTGAGTGCAGCAGGTGCAGCAGGATCTATTGTGAACGCAGCCAAAGATCCTCTTGCTGCTGTGGACCTGCTCAAGAACCTTCCGGGCATTGGTGCGGATCTAGCCAACGAGCTTACACGCAACATCAAGGCTGGTGGCTGGGCAGCAGCATTGCAAGCAAAAATACCTCCAATTTTCAAAGCTGAAACAGTGCCGGTTCCCACTGCCAACACAGTCAACAGAGACACTGTCAGCAGAGCCTGTGCCTGGCCAAGATGAAGAAACTACTGCAACATTGAAGAGCCTTAGTACACAAATCACTGAAGGCGTAGCCACTACTAATCAAGCAGCCATAAGATTGCTTGGAAACGTTGCAAGTCTCGAAAGTCGACAGACCATCACTGCTCAGGAGTGGGAGGCTGTGAGCAACGAGCGATCGCAAGTGAGAGAAAAGTATAACTCCACAGTTCTTCCATTGATTAGACAGTTCAACACATTGTTTGATTCGGCACCCAAAGACATCAATCAAACGTTTGCAGCAACAGCCAAGCGCCTGGGGGCTGAAACTCGTGAATTGGTTACCAACGCTGTTGCGCTCAACACGCGGATAAAAGAATTGGCTAAGAAGATTGAGGACGGCGGCGGCGAATAAATAACCATATGGCACAAACATTCATTGGATTTAACACACAAGGTCAGTTCAAAAAATTCACTCTCACAGGATTTGAATTGATCAAGCGTGACCTCTTGAATGCATTCAACATACGCCAGGGTCAGTTGCCTGGACGACCGGGATACGGCACAGTGCTGTGGGACTTTTTGTTTGAGCCGCAACTGGAAGCTGTAGCACGAAACATTGAACAAGAAATCCAGCGTGTGGCCGGCGGCGACCCTAGAATCTACATCAACAGTACACAGGTATTTCCCCAGGGTAATGGCATATTAATTCAAATTGAACTTCAGGTTGTGCCCAGCACTGACGCTGAACGACTCAGTATCTTTTTTGATCTTGAGCAGCGCAACGCCACCTACGTATAACTGAGCCGTTTTTAGTCTCGATAAATAAAACACGAGGCTTACTAGAATGGCAACAACCACAAGACAAACAGCAATTTTTGGCGTTGAAGACTGGAAACAGAT